AAGAGAGAGTCTTAAACAACAAAATGGTTAATTCTCTTTAAAGGAATATTATGTCACAATTGACTTCTAATACGACTGCTTTTATTGAAGCACAAGTATACAGCAAATTTATCCTCGATAATCTGCAAACGTACCAACTGCCTGAGGGCATGTGGCGCGATGTATCTGACTTTGGTTCAGGTACAACTCTTAATATTAAAACTGTTGGTACTGCAACTTTGCAAGATGCCGCAGAAGACACTCCTTTGGTATTCAATCCAATTGACACCAATACGCTTACTCTGACTATTACTGACTATGTTGGTGATGCTTGGCGTGTATCGGACAAGCTCCGTCAAGATGGTGCTCAAATAGATCAACTGATGGCAATGCGAGCAGTTGAGTCTACTCGTGCTCTTGGTGTTCAACATGAAACTCGTTATCTAGCTGTTGCTGCTAGTGCCTCTGGTACTGGTCAGACTCTTGCTAACGTAAACTTGGTTAATGGTCGTCCTCATCGTTGGGTTGCTGGTGGCGCAAGTGCTACCAATCGTCTGATGACTGTAAGTGACTTCATTGCTATGAAACTGTCTTTTGATAAGGCTGGTGTTCCTGCTGGTGGTCGTATTGCTCTTGTTGATCCAATTGTTGAAGCTACTTTGAATAGCCTGACAAACTTGGTTAATGTAAGTAATAACCCAATGTTTGAAGGAATTATCAATGAAGGATTTTCTCGTGAACATAAATTCATTAAGAACATCTTTGGTTTCGATATTTGGACGAGTAACTTCCTCCCTGTTAAAACGGCAACTGAGGCACTTAATGCTTCTAGTTATGGTCTGGCTAATGACACAGCAGAAATTGGTGATGTAGCCAATATCTTTATGTGTGTCACGGATGATACCTGCAAACCTGTTATGCATGCATGGCGTCAAGCTCCTCAGACTGAAGGCTGGCGTGACCACGACAATCGTGCAGATAACTTCCAAGTTACCTCACGCTTTGGCTTTGGTATTCAGCGCACGGATACCCTTGGTGTTATCTTCACCACCGCTTCTACTTACTAATAAGGACATATTATGGCTTTCGAATCTAATCTAATTCGTGGTGTACAGAATCACTACGGCCCCCGCATTACTAATGGCAAGTTTGGTAGCCGTGCAGATGATGAACTAATTAAATATGCCTCTTGGCAATTTACTTATGACGATCTGCCTGCATCTGGTACCAATAAAATGATCTATACTATCCCTATTGGCAGCAAGTTACTCAATGCTTATTTCCAAGTTGAGACTGCTTTTGCTGGCGGGACTAGTTACGACATTGGTTTCCAAGACTCTGCTGCCGCAACTGTTATTGCTCTTGACGGTCTCTGGGATGCACTGACCTTGGCAGAAATTGATGCTACTGAAACTGTAGTTGATTCCTTGGCACATGCTGGAACTAACTCAGGTACTTGTCTGGTTGTTCCTGTACCTACCGCTGCTCAGTTAGTGGTTGTGGCAACGGGAACGTTTACAGCAGGTGCAGGTCGTATTGTTATTCAATACCTGACCCCTCAACCTTAGTATAAAGTAATACTGAAAGGGGTCAGTTGTAATGACTGATCCCTTTTTTATAGGAGAAATATAATGGCAAGTCCTCTTAAAGAAAAAAGTCTATTATCTGATGAACTAGGTCGTGGATTAATCACTAGTCGTCAAGCAAATGTAGCCGATCCTGCTGCAATTACTCAACTAACTCCCCCTGCTGGTGGTACTGGTGCAACTGCTGGTGCTTATGATACATCAGCTAATCGTGATCTTATGATTGCAAGCATTACTGCTGGTGCCGCAGATTTACTTGCAGTCCGTGCAAAAGTAGTGTTAATTCTTGATTGTCTGGAAGCACATGGCTTAATGGTTGCTAGTTAATAATGGCAACAGTCCAGCATAGTGCTATAACGAATGCTAACCTCCATGAAACTAAGGGGGTTAGTACTGCCACTACTGGTATGTTTTTATCTGCTAATGCCGGAGTTGGTCTATGGAAATTTGAACAATATAATATTGATGTGGATATAGTATCATTAAACACGGTTGCTACCTATCATATTGTAGCCCCCCTTGGGGGGACTATTACTAAAATATGGTCAGTTATTGATTCTGCTATAGGAACTGCGGATACTATTTTAACATTAGCTATTGGTGGTGTTGCCGTTACTAATGGGGTTGTTACTATTGCCTTTACTGGTAGTGCTGCGGGAGATATAGATGTAGCCACTCCTACAGCTTTAAATACGATTACCCAAGGACAACAGTTTACAATAGCATGTAATGGAGCTTCTACTGGTGCGGCTCGTTGTCATGTAAGTATACTATTACTTAGGACTGCTTAATGCCTTCAATGACTTTATTAGAAATGGTACAAGATATTTTATCAGATATGGATTCTGATGAAGTAGATACAATTCTTGAGACAGTTGAAAGTGCTCAAGTAGCCCAAACAATTAAGACTACATATTTTAATATCATTGATGGGAGAGAGTGGCCTCATCTTAAACAATTAATACAACCTGTTCAATCTACAGATATTCTTTTCCCTACTCATATGACAATCGGTTCTACTACAATTGATCTTGAGTATGTAAAATATAATAAGAAAAGTACAACAGATACATTTGATAAGTATGAAGATATCATCTATAAAGCTCCTAAAGAGTTTATGGATATTCTTGGGCAAAGGCATAGTGATGCAACTAATGTAGTGGTTGTTACAGATGCTACAGGAGTCCGTCTTAATATTATTACAGATGCTCCTCCTACATACTATACTTCTTTTGATAATGATAAAATAGTATTTGATAGCTTTGATATTGCAGTTGATACTTTATATATGCTTACTACTAAGGTACAAGCGTATGGTAGAGTATACCCCACATGGACTGCTTCTGATAGTTTTGTCCCTGATCTTCCAATACAGTCTTTTAGTTATCTTTTAAATGAAGCTAAGTCTGCCGCTTTTATTGTATTAAAACAATCCCCTAATCCAACATCAGATAGGTTTTCAGTTACACAAAGACGGAGAATGAGTCAAGATGCTTGGAAAGTACAGAATGGAATTACATTCCCTAACTATGGAAGAAATAAATAATGAAAGCTGATTTAACCGCAGGTGGAAAGAAATTAGAATTAGTTGTAGATAAAAAGACTGCCCAATTAAGATTTCAATTTAGTCCAGGTGGAGAGCTTCCTCAAGAACTACAAGGAACATTCACTTGCGAACGGTATGCTCAACAAGCCAAGGATAAGTATTTAGCTAAAGATACTAAATAATGCCAAAAGCAAGCTCAGAAAAAGCATATAATACGTTTGTTAAAGGTATCATTACTGAGACCTCTCCACTAACTTTCCCTGAAAATGCCTCTTTAGATGAGGATAACTTTGTCCTTGAAAGGATAGGTAGTAGATCACGCCGCCTTGGGGTCGAGTATGAAACCAATTATGCTTTGAAAGCTACGGGGATTGATGCGGCTCTTTTATCAGACACCCCTGTAACATTCCATGAGTGGGGTATGCAAAGTGCCGATACTACTATTAGTATTGGTGTCATTCGTATTTATAATAAACTTTGGTTTATTAATATTCTCTCCGAGACATATTCTATTAGTTTCTTAAATAGTGGGAATCCAATTACTCTTGCGGGTCTAACAGACTCAAGGATGGATCATGCAGTTATTAATAATAATTTTATTCTTTGTTCTGCTGAAATAACTACTCCTATTTTATTAACCTATGACACTGCTACAGATGTCATAAGTCAAGAAGATGTGTCCCTCTCTATTAGAGATTTCTATGGGGTAGATGATGGATTACTTGTTACAGACCGCCCAACAACTCTAAGCGACACACATAAATATAATCTTAGAAATCAAGGATGGATCTCTACTATAATAACTATATGTGGAACTGATCCACTAGATTGTACAAAAACTAAGCTAGGTTATTATCCTAGTAATGCAGACATCTGGACTTTAGGAAAAGAAGAACTTCTTACCTCCAGTGACTATGCTAAATATACCCCCGCTACTTTAATAAAAAATAGCACTGACAATTCTCAAAGTGCAAGAGGACATTATATTATTGATGTCTTTGCAAGAGGTAGCTCCAGAAACGCCCAAACTGGAATTATGGGGGTTCCCACAGACTTTGAAACTGGTAAAATAACTACAGTAGCTTCTTTTGCAGGTAGGGTTTTCTATGCGGGAGTTCATTCTAAAATAACGGGGAAAGATGATGTCTCTCCTAATTACTCAGGAACAATCTTTTTCTCTCAAATAGCCTCTTCTACTAAACTCCTTGGGCATTGTTATCAAGAAGCAGACCCTACATCCAATAATATTAGTGATATTATTGACACTGATGGGGGTACAATTCAAATACCAGATATTACCAAAATATATAAACTCCTCGCTACTAAGTCTTCTTTATTAATCTTTGCAGAGAATGGTGTATGGGAGCTTTTTGGAGACACTGGTGGGTTTACAGCCACCTCTTTTCAAGCTTCTAAAATAACCTCTATAGGGTGTTCTAGCCCAAGATCTATTGTAGAAGTAAATGGAAGTACATTCTATTTTGCTAAAAGTGGAATTTGTCTACTATCACAAGACTCCACTTCTGGAAGATATAATTCAGAGAATATTACTATAAAAACGATACAAGGTTATTATAATAATATATCGGCAGTAGGTATAGATAGTGCTATAGGTTTCTATGAAGAGAAAGAGAATCGAGTTCGTTGGATGTTTTACCATACCTGTGAAGTAGATGGGGTTCTTGTTGAGTATGATAGAGAGTTAATCTTAGATCTTACTTTAGAGGCTTTTTATCCCCATAGTATATCTCCACTTGCCTCAACCTCTCCACATATTACAGACTATGTAAGGATTCCTAATTACTATTTATCTAGTAATGCATCTGGTACTAATCTATATGCGGATAATGCTCAGGTTCTTGCTGGAGCAGATACAATTATTATTGACTCTTCTTCTGCAGTTGAAAGATCCCTTTCAAGAAAACCCAGATTTTTATTCCTAACTTTAGTGGGGACTTCCTTCACTTTTAGTGAATATAGTAATATTACTTTTAAGGATTGGGTTATAGCTAGTGGGTCTACTGGTGCAGACTTTACTAGTTATCTAATAACTGG